CCTGAGAAAGGTGGTCCACGATGCATTTCCAATAATTGTGCTTGAGTAGGAAATGCCTCCACCATCTCTCCGGGCTTCAACCCCATTTTTACCCGGTATCGCTTCATTTGAGTAGCATTCATTTGCATACTTGCTTGACGCAACAATTCTCGCTCATTCTTTTTGGTCGTACTTTGAAAATGAGCCAACAATCGGATATAAAACATATGTACACACGAGTATGATGTAGGATTTGTTCCTAATGTGTCATATGCTTGTCCTATCGCTGCAAAAAGATACACTATTAAATCGTCACGAGGGACACTTAACTTTAGCACTGTATCTTCGGTTGGTTTAAATGGATAAATTGAAGGATATTCGGGATGATTAACCAACCTTTCTCTAATGAAATAACGTTTCAAAAACACTACGCCTTTCACTCGAAGCGAACCGTTAGGATATGGTATGGAAAAAAAAATATCAGTCGTAACTGCATCTCGAATCACCATTCCTAAATACTCTTTACAAAATTCTGCATATTTGGCCTCTGATAGCAATCCCTTAAAAAACTTGGGACTACACCAAATATGATCATCTCCGTATATTACTGCTCGTATATATCCTTCTTCTAATGCTACTTCTATCCTTTTCTTCAAGTGCGGTTGAGTTTCCATAACATGACACAAATAAAGCATTAATGAGAACATAACACACCAACTGTCCCCATGCGACGTCTCGTATCCACCCGAGTACATCCATGCACGCATCAAAGTCCACACCGATCCTATGTGATTCACAAATTTCACATTTATACGCTCACACAGCAATCTAAATAAAGACTTCAGCACATACTCATCTTCTAATGTTCCTGTATAATAATACTGTTTGCCTTGTGCTACATACAGTGATAACATCCAATCACGAATACTTTTGTCTAGTTTCTGAAAGTCTCCGGTATGCCATTCCATATCTTTTGATTGGGCATGAAGCCAGTGAGCCACCTCCTCTGCTCCACGCTTATTCCAATTATGTCCTATTTTTATCCATGCGCCTCGCTGTAATATCTGCGGTGCCGTCATAATGGTTCGTGATAAAAATTGTGAGTACATATTGGGTATAAAGAATTCTCTACATTTAACTGCTAACTTATGAAGAGATGCTTTATCTATTGGAAACATATATTTAAATTCTTTCTTTTCTGATACATGGCAAAAGATCGCCAATCGTTCATTCACCGCTTCCCAGTTATCATCATCCATACGGTATAATAACATCATTATTTCATGAAAATTTTTTGCGTAATAAACAAATTGATCAATCTTCTTGTCGTTCACGGAATAATTGACTCTTGTACTCTTGTCGTCTGTCATTTTTTGGCTTTTCATACCTGGTCTTATTCCGGCAGAAGCTAGAGGAGTTGGCATAAACGATGCTAACATCTTAGGCGAATACCTCCACAGTATCTTTTTCTTACTATCGTTCACTTTTAAAAATTTGTTCATATATCCCATGGCTTTTGGGACCAACTTTGCTACATGACCAAATCCTTCTCTACTTAGTCCATCATATTGACCAAATTCTGCATACAAATCTATTAACTTCTGAGTTGTCATATTATCAGCTGTATTCACCATTGCACGATAACCTCCAAAAGTCCCATACATAACGTTGTAAAAAGAAACGTTATGCATAGAAGTTTCCAGCAATGTTCGTCGAGCTGGATGCACATCATCATAATGATAATGTTTTCCAGTTATATCTATACCCTGACGCTTAAAATACATTTTTTCCATGTCTAAAACCAAGCTCTTAATTATTTCAAAGTCTTTTTCCTGCTTGTACATTGGCAAGTTCCGCTTAAAAAACGGTGCTGATATTAGCTTATTTGTAGCTGTTGAATAATACTCAAACCCAGCTTGTAATAAATTAGCATCCAATCCTGTTGTTCTAGTTATCTGTCGAATTGCTCCTGTCTCATCTAATTCATAATTTTCCAATAAATACTTCACCACTTCAAATAGTTGTTCTTCATATTTTAATCTTTTTGTACCAACTGTCTTCGCCACTGTAAGCGGCGGAATCTGCACTTTTGACGCATGAAAATTTATCGTCAAACTACAGTTACATCTTTCAGATGAATGGTTACAATGTGGGTTACTCCATTCCATTCTATATCTCTTATGTCGTATTAACGCTCTGCGTATCAAGTTACTTTTGATTTTTCTCACGGCTATTGAAATATCACGATCACTATGATAGTGAAACTTTGTGAT